CCAAAAAATCCCAACTCCTTAAATGATGTGAACGTTCTTTTTGCGAACATAGTCCCGATGGAACTAACGGCTGCTGCTTCTTCCATAGAGAGTTCACCGTCACCGTCTTTGTCCCAATTTTCCACGCAAATGCGCTTCACCTCTGGGTCCTCGAAGCGAATCCACCACTTAGCAATGTTCAATTTAAGTTTTGGGTAATGAGCCATCAACGCATCGTAAGTGTCACGATATGCACCTGTGGTGAGGTTTATTGTACCGTCCAATACAGGGTAAGGATCGTTGCCGTATTGCCCCTCAGCATCGATTCCTTGATATGTTCCATCGACTAACTGAGACAGCTTATCGAATGCTCGCCCGTCGGTAAATGTTTCATTGAAACCGACACAGCGAACGTAGCGGAGAGCGTGAGGAACTTGCCCTACTTGTGCATCCATTATTCCTATGAGCATCTTAATCGGTTGAAGGTTATCACAACCACTCACGAAGTAACTCATAACGTTAGGAGCACACGCTTCTGTATTGCACTTCTCGTTGGTAAGTTTATCAAGATTTTTTAGCTCGACGTATGAGGTCGAAGCTGGATAGTCGACTTCTTCAAGTGCACCACCATCAGCGAAGTGTGCCTCTGATAGTGATGAACCACCAGCGAGAAACTTACGTAGACGGAAGTTAGCACGCATATCAAGCGCACCTCCGAGCGTAGATATATTCTGAACATCAATTTCCTCTAATGAGGTAGTATTGCCGAGAGTGAGCGAAGATATAAGTATCTTTACGTTCTGTTCATTCTCATCACCGAGTTTCAGACGCTTGAGTCGCTTACCGATAATAGAGAGCGCACCATTGATGACATAGGAACTCCAATCGCCTATATCGAGCAGGTAGTCAGCAGACTTGACAGAGAGCTGCTGATCAGAAGTACCGTTGATGTCGACAACTATCTCGCAAGGCTTACCTGCATCTGTGCGAGCACCACGCATAATCGTAGTACCGTATGCAATTGTAGGATATAACTTCATTGCAGGTGTCAGGCGCAGAACGATTGAGTTCGTTGTTGCATCAGCCTGTGCAGAGGTACGCACAGTGATAGCACCTTCAGCCGTCTTTGCGTCGTAGTCACCAAAGGAATACTTAGACATAAGGTACTGGATGCGTTTCTTTACCCAAGCAACCTCAGGCGACTTTCCATCACCGAGAGACTGACCCAGTGGATCGGTGTCGTTAGTGTACTTACCTTGCAGCATGGCAAGCTTCATCTTCTCGTACAGCTTGCCATCTTCGTTATAGAGCATAGACGAGAAGTTATCTATAACAGAGAAGTAATACCTCTCGAAGTACGCAAAGAGTTTCTGCTGATGCGTACCCTTTTGAAGTCCTCCCAGTTCCTCCATTTTAGACATCATTCGTCTCATCATTTGCGCACGCTCCTCTGGGTATGCCTGCTCCATCAAGTTCCACAACACGGATTTCTCTCCGTTCCAAACGGGAGTACCGTCCTCGTAGGTGTCGTGATATTCTACATAGTAAGGCTTTTTCATCAAGCCCTGATTGATGACCGTTAGAATTGTATCAAGGTCATCTTGTCTGAATCTCCATTTGCTCTTTGACATGTTTGTTATGCATTAAAGTTATACGGATATGTGTTCTTGGCGCAGTTATCCGTTGCTGCCTTCAACTCTACGTATAACTGATGAAAAAGTAGGTCCATGATGTCCCAGTCCTGTGGCTGCTCGACACGGAACTTCTGAATACGTGCTGACTTGAATAACTCATTGAGCTGAGCTGCATCACTAATGGTGCTGAACGTTGCCTCAGTTAATCCATACTTATCACCAACTAACTGCTGGCGAAGATTAACTACCGACACACCGCTATCGAGTGTTGACGGACAGAACTTCTTGTAAAGCGAATCGTAATAATACAAGTTGTATTGGTTTTCGTCACCAGCCTTTGCAATCCAATACTCAATGTGTGTTGAGTGTGGGTCAGCGTTCAGTTCTTCAAGTGTGCCATTGAAAGGCTCAATGAATGTATTGCACTGATATACGATGTTGTATGCAGTGATATACGACTCAATGAGCTGCTCTGCTCGCTGACGGGTTTCATTGTCTGCTGTAGTCTTATCATCAGCAGGGAGGTTAGCGTAATCCAAGTCCCAACAATTTTCCCAAGAGGTTTCTGAGACTTGATACTGATAGGCTTCTTCTTCCGTATTGTAGCGGATTCTTCGTTTGTCCCAAGGTACTTGAAAGAGAGTCAAGCGTGGCGAGTTATCAGAGCCTTCGATTGATAAGAGGTCTGGAAAAAGGTCCTTGTCATATCCAAAGGTCGCAGCATCACCTTTGTCTGGACCGAGTGTAAAGAGACCGACGAACTTGTATGTAACAGTACCGTCTTCTGCGGTCTGTTTTTCGAAGCCCACGAATGTCTCTTGATAGATAGACACACGAGCTTCGCTGTTCTGCTCGACACCCTCGTTAGTTAAGCCTACCGCTTTCCATAGGTCGGTAAAAGAATTCACAGAGCCCATCTTGTGGTATTGCATTGAAGAAGCAAGGTTCTTCTTTCCTGTCAGTTTAGATATTTTTGAAAGGTTCATGAAAAACTTAAACTTCTTTTGAGCCGTCTGACCATCTTCGTAAATAACAGTCGAATCATAAGATAGTTTTCCTTTCCAGTTCCAGAAGTAGTAAAGCATGGAGGATGTACCCTGTCCTTGCATTTGAAAATTGGTAATAGTCAATCGAAGAAGATTGGTATTACCATCTTTCGGATAGATTTCTAACGTGCCTTTAGGCTTGTAGGATTTACCATATTCGTATGCTGGCAGTGGCTTATCGAAAGTAAAGACATTGACCTTGCCACGCACTTTGTCGAAGTCGACCGTGGTGCCAAGCGTATCGTAAATGTCGTTATCTAATTTCTCTGCACTCTTCTCTCCAATAGTTGAGAGTGCATTGACATAGTCCTGATGCACGTTAGCTGCATCCATTGCACTGTCATACACACGAATAGAGTACAAATCAACATCCGCCTTATCCGAACCTATTACGATACCACCGCCTGAACCTATCTGCATAGAATCAGTAAGCAAGTAAGCGAACTTGCGAGCTTCTACTCCGTCTATGTAGAGATAGACGAGGTTAAGATAATACGTATTGCCATTGAGTACGTAGGTGTACTTCTTAGGACTAATTACGAGTGCCAGACGAATACGCACGCCATCATCTGTACTCATCGCCTGCACATCAGCGTTACGCTCGCTTCGGGTTGTAAACATAATAGAAGAAGGCTTTACTTTCAGACCGATATAACCCTTCTGATACGGCATAGCTATCGAGATACACTCTGCATCGTAATCAGAAGTGTTATTAATCTGATAGTCTATCTCAATGGTCTTACCAGATTGTGCTGCCTCCTTCTCAAAAGGCTTGTAATCGATAGTAAGGCGAGAACCTGCGAGCAGTCGCAATGTGCGTGCACCTTCATCGTCCGTCACCCAGCCGTCACGTGAGAAGGCTACGTTCTGCCAATTAGAACCGACATGATCAGAGTTGATGAGATTGCGAAGAATGTTGCGGTCGGTGTCGGTGTTATTTCTATTCTTTGCGTTCAGATAGAACACCGCACCTGCTGTTGCAGAGTAACCCTGCGAGTTGTCCACAGGGAATGGAATTGCATCACGCAGACGCACCTCGTCTGTTGGGTGAGTTCTGAATCCGATTAACGCTGTAAAGTCAGAGTTGTCGATTGTCTCTACCTCGAGCGAAAGCGTGTATTGCATCTTGGTCTGTGTCAGCGTGTTCTCAGACACATTCTCTTGAAGCACCTCGTTATCTTTCTTCATCAAGATAGACAGTGGCGTTGTAACTGCCTTACCGTCATATACAGCATATTCAAGAACTTTGTTCTCGTACCAGTTCAATAACTTCTCCGCCTTGTTATTGACGACGACCATCTTCACCGTTTCGTTATTAGCCACTGCCATAAAGTCGTAGCCTACAGGAGTAGTTTGGACCGTATTGTCTTCATTTGACAACCAGGCAGAGAGATGGAAGATACCCGTCTTATTCGTGAATGGAACGGTATAAGCCACTGGCGAAGATGTGTAAGTTGCGGTACCGAACTGACGCTCATACGTCTGCTCGTAGCCTTCTCCTGTATTTTTAACAGGGGGGGTTTGAGAGTTTTCCCCCCT